ATCGAATTCGATTTCTTCAACTGCACTACGATTTAACTGTGATGCAGTGATGAGAAGAACACCAAGTTCTTTCGCTAGATTGCGAAGTTCTTCTGATACATACTTGTCCTTGATGAACTGGTCGTTAGGATTGACTTTGACAGACACAGGCATGACCAAATCAAGATAGTCAATCATTACGAAATCAACCTTGATACCAGTCTGAATCTGCACTTCTTTAATATAAGAACGAATAGCGTTGACGTTACTCTGTGCCGGAAGTGCTTTAACACGATACTTACCAAACTTCTTACCAGCCATCTTGACTCGCAATTCAGTATCATCCAAGTTCTTTCGAATATCTCTAGTACTCATGTTTGTAAGCATGGCATCAGTACGAAGCGAAGTAAGTTCTTCACTAAGTTCGAGGGTGATGTAGACTCCGCTGAGACCTTGACTGAGCCAGTTAAGAGCAATGTTCATCATGACAAGCGACTTACCAGAACCAGAACCACCTGCAAAGATGTTCAACTCGCCACGACTCATTCCACCATACATAACTCTGTCAAGCTGGGGCCAACCAGTAGATACCTGACCACCTGCATTGAAATACTTGTTCAATCGTTCCTTAGGGTCAGCGAAATAATCTGTACCCATGTCACGCTGTAGACTGATTTGCACTGCATCTTTGATTAGTTGTTCGACCGGGTCAAACTCACCCTTCTCAAGCATATCTGCTGCTTTAAGAATAGCTCTTTCAAGCTCCTGACGCTTAGTGAACGACTCAAATTCTTCTAGGAACCATTCGTAATGCCCATCAGACAAGTCTTCGATATGGTCAATTGCTTCACCTGTGGTTGCTTTAATCTGCGTTATGTCAGGCATAATGCTATACTTGGCAGTATGCTCTACGATAAATTCAGCAACGTTTCTTAGGCTACGATCAAAGTTTTCTGGATTCATGATGTTCATGACACGAGTATACAACTCGGAATTCGTGACCATCATCTGAAGGAATAGACGTTGTATATCAGTGTTATATTCTTTTAGCAAGTTTTGTCCTTATCATCTGTAATTTGATCTTACTGTTAGTTGCACTTTTCAGTATACTTAGCAGTGTCGGCAATTTGCCATATTTTACTACTGCATCATTAGCATCTTTTATCTCATCACTCCATTCGGGAATGGCGACATGAAACCCTAGCTCTAATGCTCTATCGCAAATTGCTAGTCCAGTCTTATCTAAGTCTGGAACGACAATCACTTTGCGATTAAGCCTTCGTAATATCTCTGCTTGCTCATCACTAATTGTATCATGGGTTAGCGCACAGGCGTTAAGAGAAAGGGCGTCAAAGATACCCTCAACTACTAAGCAAATTTCCCAATTAGGCTTCTGAAAATCATATCCAAACACATACCCAGTCTGCTGTTCTTTGATGAACTTTGGTGTTCTGTCATCAAGATACCTACTAGTATGCCCTACTATCTTGCCCTCAAACGTATAAGGGATAATGATTCTGTTACTATTTCTGCCTTGCTCATTAGGAGTAACCATAAAAGGATACTCATCATGCTTTATAGCTCGGCTGCTCAAATATTCAATGAAGACTTTATGTTTCTCATTAGTAGCATCAAGTAGTTCAGCATCAGGCAGCGATAGTTCTTTGAACTTTACTTTCTTCTTTTCTTTTCTTACCTTGATAAAATCAAGCAAGTCTTTTTGTTGTAGACTCTCTAGATTCCACTTAGCAATCTGATTCTGTTCAATGCCGCACCATTCAAGTAACTGTCTTGTGTTGCGACTGATACTCTTTCCTAACTGAAACCCAGCTTTGAAATCACAATTGAAACAGTGATAGCTCCAGTTGTCGCCATCAAATCTAATGCCTGCTCTGCTTCTCTTGTCAGCTTTGTGCCCGCGGTGATGACAGCAGACCGCATTGAAGCTAGTCCAGCCGCTTTGGGTAAGCTTCTTCTTTCCCGGAATAATTGTCAGGATATCAAACATTAATTGACTATAACACTAAATTCGTTATCGTGCAAGTATATTGGTTACCGCACCTGAATTACTTGTAAATTCTACTTTGACGAATGGATGATATCCATGAATGGTATATCCTCTAGTTTCAGTCACGTTCGCTAAGTCATCATCAGCTTGAATCACGTAGAAGTCGCCGTCTACGATACTGGAACCTAATATAGCAACATTTCCGTAATATTCGTCATAGCGTGTTTGAATAGTTAGAACTGGATTAGATTGCGTATTAATAATACTTGTATCATATACACGATTAGTATTGCCACTGCTGTTACTGATGTTCGGGAAAGGTTGCCCTGTAGGAATAGTTACAATCTGTGAAGGAACAAATGAAGGCAATACAGAATTTACAATATTCATGTCGCCTCTTGCCCCTGCATTCGAATCTACGAATACAGGATAGTCAAACTCGCCTACCGGAATCTCTAGTGAATAATATGCTCTTTGAGCATCGATGCCTTCAATGTCAGCAGCATTAAGTTTAAGTGAGGCAATACCAGTAAGTGCAAAATCTAAATCCAATGCTTTTCGAAGCAGGACTTCGGTTCCGGTATAGTTAAGGATTCTGCAAGTAATACTTTTACCTGTGATATCTACTGGCTTCTGTTCCTGATTTAGGAACTGAAACTGAATTCGGTTGTCTACACCCTTATTGAGTGTTAATGGTTTTGCATATACAGGCATATACTTCCTCGGTGAGTTTCCAATGAGGAGTACAACAGTTTGCCGTTGTGTATAAACGAATACAGATGTTGCGTACACTTAGTTCTCCTCAGTAATAGTATTTATTCCCAAAAATATTAGTTTGGGTAAAATGGTGTAAATATGTATGTGAGTATGAACGAAGAATTTTTCAAGAAATTGAGCGAGAACCATCCATATATTTCTATTTGCTCCTATGCAAGTCAGGACTATGTGGGTATAATCCAAAACAGGGATGATACCGTAACATCAATATATGACTATGGAGCAATCGTACAACCCGATCTCAGAACAAAATTCTTAGAATTAGGTGACATATGGTGGTGGGAATCGAATAGAACGATTCCCATCAACCTTTTCTTGAAAGAAGAATGGATTATCTTCAAACCATACATCAAAACATTCAACAATAAAAGTCTAGATATCGTTCATGGGCCGATTGTTAGTATGAATGAATTCATCAAGAAGCGTTCTAAACGTAGAAGCATCACACTTGTTAAGCGGATGCCTTAGATTTTACAAGTATTCTTCTGGAAATAATGTGATTGAAGAACATTTGATAAATCTTCCATTACTATCACGAACAATAACTTCAATTTCAAATGTCTCATCATCAAGATTTACTTGAGCTGGATGATCTTCTCCGAACTCAGCTTTAAGGTCTGACATAATCTTGTCGCACAACTCCTCAGAAATAGCATGAGTGATATATTTTCCGATAATATTCTTTATTTTTTGTCCAGCAACATGGTCAGTAATACTTTCCATTTTTATATTCGTATCAAATGTTGTCATTGTTAAGCCTTTCTACTCAATTTCTTTAATTCTTTTTTGCGCTTATCCTTAGCCATTTTAAATGACAAGTTACCTACTCGTTGGTCAAACGTTACGCCGATCAAATGGTCGTATTCGTGCAAGAACACTCTGCATTCAAACCCAGTCAATTCACGCTCAACCAACTCACCTGATACAGTATTGTATTGAACTACTGCGCTTGTAGGGCGTTTTACTTTCATGAACAAATCCGGGAAGCTTAAGCAGCCTTCTAAATCGCTACCGCGTTCTTCTGAGAGCGAGACAATCTTAGGATTGATGCACGCCACAAGCTTAGTAAAGTTACCCATAATGAAGATACGCTTCTTAATGCCTAACTGAGGAGCAGCAAGACCTACTCCGCCGTTGTCGGACATAAACTTTGACATAGCTCTAACAAGTTCTTCGGGGCTGCCGTCAAGTCTAAAGTCCCAATCTTCTGAGACTTCAAGTAACTGTGAATTGTTTTCCTCTAATAATGTTAAGTTCATAATTGCACCCCATACTCTTTCAAAATATCAATATAGTGTTCTTCGCCTTTATGGACATGATCTACAAAATGTTCGGCGGCTTCGTCATTAGCCATGTCACTGATATACTTGTGACAAATGAATTCTACATTTGCTATTTGACACGCTTTAGCAATGGCAAATGCTTCCATATCAACTATGTCAGCATTGATATTATATGTGTCAGTTACAAAGTTGTCACCTGTACTCAGTGACCATCCATCATCACCGATAACAATTGGCTGATGCAATACTTCTGCTTGCGGGCCTACGATGCAGCCGCCCAAAATAACGTCCCGTTGATTAAATGTAGTACACTTGTAGATACCACCATGAGTTGCAGTTATGCCGCCAGCCGTACCAAAGTTGAATACACGAATAGGCTTGTGTCGCTCAATCAGTGTAGCAGCAACAATAGCTGCATTTACTTTGCCAACACCCGTGAAGAATACACCTTCCTTACCAACAAGATTGGGTGATTCTTCGGGCATTGCTAATAAAATAATATCGTTCATGCAAAAATTCCATATACTAATACAGCAAGAATAAAGATGTTACAAGTCAATAGTGCGCGGTCACGCTCTACATAAGAAGCATACGCCCACAATGCGGTTCCCATGAACCCAACAATCATATCTTCTGTGTGGTAACCAAAGGCTCTAAGAATTGTCGCTACAATTACGCCTGTTGTACCTAACCATTTAAT